GGCGGCGGCAGCCGCAAGCCGTTGCTGGGAGTGCGGCAGATGGACCCCGTCGCGGCCGGCGCCACGCTGCAGCTCGTGGACGCCCGGGCGGCCGCATGAAGTGCGTCGACTGCAAGCACATGACATCCAGCGCGAACAAGGACATGGCCAGGCAGGGCTTTTCGCAGTGCGACAAGGATCCGGCCGGCCATACCTACCTGAGCCCGCGACGGGACCGGAAATGCAACCTATCGGCGCCGGCCGCGCCGGAAGACATCGAGAAACGCATCGCCTTTTTGGAGAAGAGGAATGGGTAAGAAGCAGGAACAGCAGCAAGTAACGCCAGAGCAGGTCCTTGAGGTGATGGAGCCGGCCACCTGGTACTTCACCGCTGATATCGCCGACCACCTGGGCCGGACGCCGATGTCGATCGTGGAGGTCATGAAAAAGATGCGGGGCCAGGACCTGTTCGAGATCGGCCAGGCCAAGGGGCGGACGGTGTACCGGGTCAAGCCACCTCGGCAGGCTGCCGGTCCCCGCTACCTGGCCCCGATCAAGCCGCTGACCGGGTACGACCCTGGCGCGCACATGCGCTTGTGCAATGGCGGCCGCAAGGCGGAAACGGGGATGGCATGAACTGCAAGCCTGGGGATTTGGCCTATTTGTCGAATGAGTGCGTGCAGGCTGGCGTTGTAGTCGAGGTGCTCGCTGCCGTGCCGGGCGAGTTGCCGACCTGGCGCTGCCGGTCACGCACGCCGATTTCCTGCACGCGGGCATTGACCGGCAAACAGGAGATGTCGACCAGTTTCGTCGTAGAGGATCGCTACCTGCGCCCGATCAGCGGCGTGCCGGTCAAGGATGAATGCGAGGACGAGGTGACCGCTTGAAGGACTGGACCGGATCCTCGCAGCGCACATGCGATTTGATGCTGCGCTGGCGCGCGAGGGGAAAGAGCGAAGCAGGGCGCTCGAATCGAAGTACTACGGCTGGGGCGGCGACCCGGCCAACCACGTTGAATTTGAATCAGAACTGCGCCGCCGGGAGGCGGTGAGGAAGGCAAAGCGCCAGGAGCGCAAGGGGATACGATGAACGAGCGGATGAGTGACAAGCAGGTGGACGCGTATTGCGAGGACTGGATGAACTGGTGCTACACGCGCCGGTTCTACCTGCAGCCTGGTGCCCAGGGCGTGCTGGCGCGCCTGCAGCCGAGCAAGACCGGCGAGCCGCCCAACGCCCGCAACAGCCCGGACATGCAGTTCTTCAACATGGCCATCCACATGCTGGGCGAGATGAGGGAGCACGCCGAGACCTTCGCCTGCTTCAAGCTGATGTACGTGGAACAGGCAGCGCATATCAAGCAGCAGGCCTCGAAGCTGGAGATCAGCCGTAAGACCTATTACAACCGGGCCCGGGCCTTCGCCCGGCGGGCCGTCTCGATGTCACAGAGCCTGAAGGCGGCGACGGAGAAGATGCGCCAGGAAAAGGAGGAAGAAGCGGTCGTCGATTAGTGTGTAAAAAAAATTACACAAAATAGCTCTACAGGACGTTACACATTTGGGGCTAAAATACGCCTCAATTTGATAGTCTCGAAAACTGTCAGCAGCGATACCTGAGCGGATGCATTGGCGGCGGGGCCACTTTTCAGATAGGATTGGGCCCCGCGCTTCCTCTCAAGTATCGGCAGAATCAAAGCCTCGCCCGGAAACGGCTCGGGGTTTTTTTATGTCATGTCCGGCGATGAGGAAAGTCTGAGCGAATTAAGTCTTTCTTGAACTTTTTGATCAACTGCGATCATGGCGTTGATTTCGCGAAGACCTTGCATGGTCTTAATTTCTTCAGCGAGGGTACGACGATATTCTTTGGCTACGGTATGAGATGCACTGAGCAAGCCGCCTCTAGTGAAAGAGGCCCTTTCAGCGCGATCGCAATCTTTGCCAAGATTTTCTCTCATCGTCAACACGCTTATTTGCGAAATTTCGTCTGCGCAGGTCTCTTTCAGTTTATCGAGGTTAGCAGTCGCAATTTGTAAGACCTCATCGCCGAATAGAATGGCTACTTCCTTGGTGACTATCTTGCCCTTGTGTATGGCGTCGTTCCTCAATCCGGACTGGTTTGTGCTGAGAATTAACGGCAGGACTTTGTAATGTTGCGTCCATGTAAATATAAATGCGCCTAACTGTCTTTCAGATTGTTTCTGAACTTCTTTCCAGGCAGCTTTGAATTGCACATCCGAGCCTGTTGTTTTGAGCATTAACGTGCGAATTGCGAACTCGTAGAATCGCTCAAGGCTTGCCGCAAATGCGGAGATCGCTTCCCGGTAGTAACCGTCCACTATTGCATTTATTGCGATTTCAAACAGAACTTCGAACTTGTGTTGTTGCAAAACCGTCAGGCCGTGATGCCCTTTTTTGCATTCATATTCGTACACGCCTGAATCATTAAATTCAACTTCTGAGAATTCAACCTGCGGGTGGCCGGTATGTCTGGCGCAAGTCGTGCAAATGTTGCCGATTGATATTTTCATCGTTGCTTTCTCCCTTTGCTATAGGGTTTAAGTTTCAAGCGACGGCTAGCTCCAGATTTTTTCCTAACGCGGCCAGCGCTTCCTCAATGCGATCGATCTTGGTTGCGTGCTTCAGATCGACCAGGCGGTTCACTTCCTGGCGGGTGGTATCCAAGCGGCGGGCCAGCTCGCTCGGTGCGACCTTCTGGGAGAGCATCTCATTGAGCAGCAGTACCTTGCTGGCGACGCTGGCCGGAAGCGCCACCAGGTGCTCGCCGCGTTTCGCGCTCGATGGCGCCGGCACCTCGCGCTTTTCGTCGAAGTAGACCTCGATCGCGCCCAGCAAGACGTCGGCCGCCATGGCCAGCGCCTCGGCTTCGGTATCGCCCTGGGTGATCGCTTCAGGGATGTCGCGGAAGGTGACCACGAAGCCGCCGGCCTCGGTGTCGGGTTCGAAGTGTGCGGGGTATTTCATCATTGCCTCCAATTTGTATCCTACGATACAAAGTCTAGTGCCAAAAAAATGCGGTGAAGCCGCGAGCATCAGCGGACAGCCCCTTTCGGGGCCATCCTCACTTCAGGTTTAGTTGCTTCTTCACACCCTCGACAAGGCCCGTCTTCAGTTCCTTGCTGGGGTGCCTCGGTAGGAAGCTCGTCTTGCCGTTCAGTTTGACCTTCGTGTGGTTGGTACCGTCTTCGAATGTCGCACCTTGCTGCCTGAGCCACCTGACGAACTCGCTCTGCTTCACCGCACCTCCTTTCGTTTGATTCAGCAAAGCCAGGGTAATCAAAAATGATTACGTGTGCAAGATATTTGTAATCATTTTTGAGTACATTTTTAACGTCTCCATCGGCCTCGGTCGACCTGCCGCCTCCGGGCGGCTTTTTTATTCCTGCAAGAGTGCCGGTTCGCTGGCTAAGCGCGCATGAGAGCGACGGCTTGTGCAGGGATGCTGGCTTTCATCACCCGCTAGCCGCTTCACTCGGGAATAAGGGCGGCAGACCGCTGACGTAGAAGGCCTGACTCCTTCCGCAGAGCACCGCGTTTTCGATGGCGCGGGCGGCGGTCATTTGAATTGAATCCATGGGAAAGACCAAACAGCCGCAGGCCAGCCGGCCGTTGCCGCCTCGGGAGCTGATCGAGGAGGGCATGAGCGATGCTTACGTGCCCGCGCTGGATATCCCTGATTGGGTGTCGGCCAACATCTTGGCCGCCGGCGCGCCGCTCCACAATCCCGACCACGCGCACCTTGAGTTCGCCGACATCGCCTTCCTATGGGCTGCCGGCGGGTTTGTGAAGGCCGGCCGCACGGTACTGGGCCAGTGCGAGGAAGTGACCTTCCGCTGTGGACCTTGGCAGAAGGGGCGGCAAGAGCAGCAGATGATCCACTGGTTCAGGCGCGTGCCCGGCTACTTGATCACGCTTGACGCCATGTACGTGCAGAACTGCTCTGACCTGGAGTTCTGCGCACTGGTGGAGCACGAGCTGTACCACATCGGCCAAGAGACAGACGCGTTCGGGCAGCCTGCCTTCAAGAAGGACGGGCAGCCCAAGCTTGCCATCCGTGGGCACGATGTCGAGGAATTCACAGGAGTGGTCAGGCGCTACGGAACGTCGGCCGATGTTGCCCGGATGGTAGAGGCAGCAAAGAACGCGCCGGAGGTGGCGAAAATCAACATTGCGAGGGCTTGTGGCACATGTCTGCTGAAGGCGGCTTGACCTTGACAGACCCTTGACGGAAGGCAACCAATGGCGGCACTCAAGGACGAGGTAAAGGCCTTCATCGTGCAAGCCCTGGCGTGCTTCGACAAGCCATCGCAGGTTGTTGCATCGGTCAAAGAGCAGTTCAAACTGGACGTCACGCGTCAACAGGTGGAGAGCTACGACCCGACGAAGTACGCTGGCCGTTCGCTGAATATCAAGTGGCGGACGCTGTTTCAGGACACGCGCAATCGCTTCCGGGAAGAGACGGCCGAGATCGGCATTGCCAATCGGGCCACCAGGTTGCGGCTGCTGGATCGCATGGCAGACAAGGCTGAATCGAAGGGCAATCTACCGCTGGCGATGCAGATCATCGAGCAGGCGGCCAAGGAAATGGGCGACGTCTATGTCAATCGCCGGCTGGATAGCCCGCATGCGTTGCCTGTCAGCCCAGAGGCTGGGATGCCGTCTCGCCCTGAATACGTTTTGAGCCCCGACGAAGATGTCCCAGACAAGCCGATTCTCTGACGGACCGGTTGCGCTGACGCCGAAGCAGGCGAACATCTATACATGGGGCTGGCAGCCCAAAGCCCGTTTCCGTGACGCGGTTTGTGGTCGCCGATTCGGCAAGACGTTCCTCGGGAAAGCTGAGATCCGGCGTGCCGCGCGCCTGGCCGCCGCGTGGAACGTCAGCGTCGAGGATGAAATCTGGTACTGCGCGCCGACGTTCAAGCAGGCCAAGCGTGTCTTCTGGCGTCGCCTCAAGCAGGCGATACCGCAAAGCTGGCGAGCGCTCAAGCCGAACGAGACGGAATGCTCGATCACCCTGAAGTCAGGGCACATCGTGCGCATTGTCGGTCTGGACTCTTACGACAACCTTCGCGGCTCGGGCCTGTTCTTCGCGCTTGTGGACGAATGGGCGGACTGTCCTTACGTTGCATGGGAAGAAGTCCTGCGGCCAATGCTATCGACTTGCCGCTATTACGTGGACGGAGAGCTGCGTATCGGCGGGCATGCCTTGCGCATTGGCACGCCAAAGGGCTTCAACCACTGCTATGACAGCTACCTGGATGGTCAGGCAGGCCGTGAGCCGGACCATAGGAGCTGGCTGTACACCTCGGTGCAAGGCGGCAACGTGCCCGCCGAGGAAATCGAAGCGGCTCGCCGCAAGATGGATCCGAAGACCTTCCGGCAGGAATACGAAGCCAGCTTCGAGAACTATCAGGGCGTGATTTATTACTGCTTTGATCGGCGCCACAACCACACCGACGATCTGGTCAGACCTGCACGTGCTGGCGAGTCTGCAGACGTGCTGCACATCGGTATGGACTTCAACGTCAGCCATATGGCCGCCATCGTGTGCGTGATTCGGGAGGGCTTGCCGCGCGCGGTCGACGAATTCACAGGCGTGTTCGATACGCCAGCCATGATCGAGAAGATCAAAGAGCGGTTTCCTGGGCATCAGATCACGGTCTATCCAGATGCGTCTGGTCAGAATCGAAAAACATCCGACGCTAGCGAATCCGATCTCTCCCTGTTGCGTAAGGCGGGATTCACGGTGGTGGTCGATTCGGCCAACCCGGGCGTGAAAGACCGCATCAACAGTGTCAACGCCATGTTCTGCAACACCGCCGGCGAGCGCCGGTTCTTGGTCAACACGAATCGCTGTCAGAAGCTCACTTTGAGCCTTGAGCGTCAGATCTACGACGAGAAGGGTCAGCCGGTGAAGGACAAGAAGGGCGAAGAAAAGAAGGGGTTTGACCACCCGAACGATGCCGTCGGCTACTTCATCGTGAAGCGCTGGCCGATCAGCAGCAACCAAATGCGAAAAGTTTCGATAGGCGGAGTGTAATGAGCGTCAAGTACCAGCATCCTGACTACGTGGCCATGGCGCCGCTGTGGAAGCGCTGCCGCGATGCCGCCGCCGGGCAGAGCGCGGTGCATGCCGCGCGCGAGGAATATCTGCCGCGCCTGAAGGATCAGGACGACAAGGCCTATACAGCCTACGTGATGCGCACGCCGTTCTACGGCGCGACGTGGCGTTCGATGGCTGCCATGCTGGGTTTGCTGTTCCGCAAGCCGCCGACGATCACAGCGCCCGATGCAGCCAAGGACCTTTTGGCCGACGTGACCTTGTCCGGCTCGCCTCTGGAGGTGTTGGCGAAGACCCTGAGCGAGGAAGCGATCACGGTCGGCCGTGTCGGGCTGTTTGCCGACTACCCAGAGGCGGCACCTGGCACAACGCTGGCTGACGCCCAGCGCCAGAAGCTGCGACCGTCCCTGGCCATGTACTGCGCCGAGTCGATAATCAACTGGCGTTTTGCGAAGGTCGACAACACGTACCAGCTGACCCTGGTGGTGCTGGTCGAGCAGCGTCTGGACCGGGTCGACGAGTTCGAAGACAAAGCCGTGACGCAATACCGTGTGCTGGACTTGGAATCGGCAACCGACGGCAGCCACCACTACCGCGTGCGCGTTTTCGAGGTGCAGAAAGATCCAAACACCGGGATTGAGCGAGACGTCCAGATCGGCCCCACGGTCTACCCGACTATGGGCGGCAAGAGCCTGACAAGCATTCCGTTCTGGGTAATGGGCGTGGACGACCTGACGCCGACATGCGATCTGCCGCCGCTGATTGACCTGGTCGACATGAATTATTCGCACTACCTGACCAGCGCGGACTATGAGCACGGTTGCCACTTCGCCGGCTTGCCGACACCGGTGGTGAGTGGCTACGCGCCGATAAACGGGCCGAACGGTGAGCCGCCTGAAAAGCTGTACATCGGGAGCGCCACGGCCTGGCTGTTCCCGAATCCTGACGCAAAGGCGTCCTACCTCGAATTCACAGGGCAGGGCCTCGATGCGCTGGAGAAGAACCTGACGCGGAAGGAAAACCTGCTGGCCATCCTCGGCGCCCGCATGCTGGAGGCGCAGAAAAAGGCGGCCGAGGCGGCGGAAACGGCCGGCCTGCATCGTGCTGGCGAGAATTCTGTCCTGGCCAGCACCGCGCAGACGCTGTCGACCGGCATCCAGAAGGCGCTGGTCGTGTTTTGCGAGTGGGCCGGCATCACTGGCGAGGTCGTGTTCAGCCTGAACCGCGATTTCTTCCCGATGCCGATGACGCCGGAGCAACTGACGGCCCTGGTACAGGCGCTGCAAGGCGGCGCCATCAGTTTCGAGACGTTTTTTGCCCAGTTGCAGGCGGGCGAGGTCATCGTGTCGACCCGAACGGCGGAAGAGGAAGACGCCGCCCGCAAGAAGGACACGCCGGAGCCGTCCAAGACGCCAGAAGCGGTCGAGTAGCGGCTCCCGCACGTCCCAAATTTGCTTTCAAGCCCGGTTAGGCCGGGCTTTTTCACATCCGCGCGGCCAGGCCGCTTATTCAACCATCCCAAGGGGATAAACCATGCATCTTTCCGTCAGCAAGCTCCTCAAGCACCTCCTGTTCAATTTCTTCCGCTTTCACGTTGCAGGCGATGGCGGTGGTGGCGGCTTGGAAATCACTCCCGAGATCCAGGCGGTCATCGATGCTGCTGTTGCAGACGCAACCAGTGGCCTCAAGACCAAAAACAGCGAGCTGCTGGGCGATCAGAAGAAGCTGAAGGATTCGCTCAAGGCCTTCGAAGGCATCGATCCTTCGGCCATGCGCGAACTGATGGCAAAGCTGGAAAACGACGATGAAGCCAAGCTCATCGCCGCCGGAAAGCTCTCCGAAGTCATCGACAAACGTACCGAAAAGCTGCGCACCGCCTCGGAGCGTGCCGTTCAGGAAGCCAACGACAAGGTCGCGGCAGCCGAAAAGCGCGCCAGCGCATTCCAGGGTCGTGTCCTCGATGACACGATCCGCGCAGCTGCGTCCACGGCCGGCCTGCATCCGCATGCCATCGAGGATGCGCTGTTCCGTGGCCGCTCCATGTTCTCGCTGGATGAAAGCGGCAAGGCCGTCCAGTTGGATGACGGTGGCCAGGTGGTGCTAGGCAAGGACGGCAAGACCCCGTTCGCGCCCGCCGAATGGCTGGAGAGCATGAAAGAAGCAGCCCCGCACTGGTTCCCGACCGGGAGCGCTGGCAGCGGCGGCGGAAATGGCGGCGGCCCCAAGTTCGCCGACGGCAACAAGAAAATCACCCGTGCTCAGTTCGATTCGCTGCCGCCTGCCGAAAAGGCAAGCGTCGGCCGCGACCCGAAAGTCACGATCACGGATTAACAGCAATTTTTCCCCTGAAAGGCCTCAAACATGGGCGCTCTTACCCTCACCAATCTGATTCCAACCATCTACGAGGCGATGGATGTCGTCTCGCGCGAGCTAGTTGGCTTCATCCCTGCCGTGTCCCGCGATTCGTCTGCGGAGCGCGCGGCCTTGAACGAAGTCGTGATGTCGCCAGTGGTTGGCGCAATGGCGGCAGAAGACCTGCAAGTCGGCGCCTATGCTGCGGATACCCCGAACCAGACTATCGGGAACGTCGCGATGACCATCGATAAGGCGCGCTCGGTTCCTTTCGGCATCACCGGCGAGGAAACCAAGGCCTTGCAGAACGGTGGCACGCTGGCCGTGGTGAATCGTGATCGCATCGCCCAAGCGCTGCGCACTCTGACCAACGAGGTGGAGTCCGACCTGGCCGGGCTGCACATCGCCACCTCGCGCGCCTACGGCACTTACAACACGACCCCCTTCGGTACCGCATCCGACCTGTCCGACTTCGCGCAGTCGCGCAAGATTCTCGACGACAACGGCGCGCCGCAATCCGACCTGCACCTGGTCCTGGGCTCGACCGCCGTCGCGAATATCCGCGGCAAGCAGTCGGGCCTGTTCCGCGTGAACGAAGCCGGGACCGATGATCTGCTGCGTCGCGGCTCACTGGGCGACGTCGAAGGCCTGCAGCTGCACAACTCCGGCCAGGTGAAGAAGAACGTCACCACCGGTACCGCAGCTTCGGCCACGACCAACACTGCTGGCTACGCCGTGGGCGCCACCATCATCACATTGGCTGCAGCCGGCACCGGTACTGCCATCGTCGGCGACATCGTCACCTTTGCAGGTGACAGCAACAAGTACCTGCTGGCTGCTGGCAATGCCAACGTGGCCGCCGGTGGCACCATCACCCTGCAAGAGCCTGGTCTCCAGCAGGCCATCCCGGCTGCCGCAACCGCTGTGACCATCATCGCGGCCACGACCCGCAATATGTTCTTCCATCGTTCGGCCATCCAGCTGGCCACCCGCGCGCCAGCCATGCCGGAAGGCGGCGATGCGGCAGATGACGTGATGATGGTCACTGATCCGGTGTCCGGCATCACCTACGAGTTCTGCATCTACCGCCAAAAGCGCCAGGTCCGCTACGAAGTGAACTTGGCCTGGGGCAAGAAAATGGTCACTCCGCGCCACTCGGGCACATTGATCGGCGCCTAATTCACGCGCGGTCATAAATTCAAGTTGTACCAAGAGGGAGGTGCTTCGGCATCTCCCTTTTCCATTACGGAGAAGAAGATGGAACAAGTCGAAACCATGAAGGTGAAGTCGAGCGATTCCGCCACTCAAGGTGATTTCGTGTTGATCAACAAATCGGACTTCAATGCCGAGGTGCACGAACTGTTCGATCCCAACGGCGTGACCAAGAAGGCGATGAACGTGGAAGAAATAAAGGCCGCCTTGGCCGCCAAGAACATCGTAATTCCCGACGGCGTTACCAAGAAGGCCGATCTGCAGGCGTTGCTCGACGCAGCCAATCAAGAGAACAAGTAACCGCAGTACCTACCAGGGCACGAGACTATGACCACCACCAAGATTATCAGCGCTGGCGAGCACGCGACGCTCACCTTGCAGGAGGGCGATGCGTTGAACATCGTGCCGGCGGCGGGCGGTGCTGGTATGGCGTACCTGCTGGACGACGCAGCCGGCCGCGGCAACTCGTTGCAGAGTTGGACGCTAGCGGCTACGACGCTCCAGCAAATCGGTCCGTACCAGGGCATTCGCCGCGTGCGTATTACCTGCTCCAGCGGATCCATTGTTGCCACCACGCTGCCGGCGATCCTCAATCTCCCGCAGATCGTGGTTTCCTCCGCAGCGCCCAACAACAATGACGGCCGGCCCGACGGCACCCTCTACGTCCAGACCGCACCATGACCCTGAAAGTCAAGAAATCCGGCGCCTACGCGGACGCTGTCGGCGCCTTCGTGAAGAAGGCCGGCGTCTATGCCGCGGTGGCCGGCATCTTCGCGATGTCGGGCGGCATCTACAAGAACGTCAGCGCTGCGCCGACCGTCAAGGCTGCGCCGGTGATCAACAGCTCGCCGAAGGTCTTCGAGCAGCTTGACGCGACGCCTGGCACCTTCACGGGGGCAGACGCGGTCATCACTGGTGTGTTCTCGAACGGTGTGCAGGTCGGCACATTGCCGTACCTGGTCATGCCGGCTGACGTGAACAAGGTGTTCACGCTGACCTCGGTGGGGACGAATGGAGCGGGATCGACCGCGGCGCCGACGGCAGCAGGCACGAACTGCCAGCCAGTGCTGTCCGGCGCGAAACGGGTCACCCTCCCCATCGGCCGGGGCGTGCTGGGCACGAACAACTACCGCACGGCCCGGTGCAGCGACTCATCCAACGTCGCCCTGACCGATCTCTTTGTCGAGGCCGTGAACGCCTACGTCGACGCCGCAGAGCAGGCCGCGTCGCAGGAGAAGGCGGTAGGCAATACCGTCACGTTCCGCACGAACATGCTGATCGGGACGACCGGCAGCGGTTCGAACCAGTCTGGCGCGACGATGGTGTCGTTCACCTGGTTCAAGGCCGCCGCTGGCCAGTATGGCTACCTGCGGAAGCTGGATGGATCGCCGGCAACCGGTGCTGAGTTCCTGGCCAACGGCGGGACTATCTCCAGCGATGGTCTATCCATTGGCATGCCGAGTGGTTTTCGAGGCTTTTCGGACCGTGCAATCGGCAGCGTGTTGCCGGCGAACACGCGGTACCTGATCCAGCAGGAGATGACGGCGCCGGTCGGCCAGTATGTGCCAACCGGAATCATTGCGTCGAATCGCGCCGACCTTGGCGACATGATCAAGGATGGGGCCGCCGCCGGGCTGTATATCGGCCTGAAGGACTGGTCTGCCATCGGCCCGACCACGGGGCAGGTTTCGAACACCGTCAGCAACGTCTACGGTACGGGCGCTTTCGGCAAGAAGCTGGTTTCGGTTGATGGCGACAGCATCGCGGCCAACAACAGCGACCGCAACCCATCGCCGGCCGGCGCCATTTATGGCGATGCTGACGGCGCGCTGGCTTTCGCCAACCGGGCGCTGAATCTCGGTGGCTATAGTTGGACCCGCTCGGCCGTGGCAGGGGCGAATGCGCGGACGCCCGCACTCTACGGTGGCTATGCGCAGCGCGCCCTGCAGGGGCAGTTCGCCGACGCATCGATCACGAACATGATCGCCAACAACAGCAGCTTGGTCTGGGATGACCCGCGTCCCGGCTACGGGCTGTTGGCTACGCAACGGGATCACTGGGCGAAGATTCGTCAGTGTCGGAAGGCGCCGGACCTGCCTTTGATCGCTACGACGCGCACGCCCGGCGCCACGTCGACCGATCTGTGGGTCACGACCGCGAACCAGACGGCCACGATGGGCCCAGGTATCACCGACTACAACCCATTCCTGCGTGCGGGGGTATTCACCGCCGCCGATCCCACGGGATGCTTCGACATCTTCCAGCGGATCTACGACGGCGCAGCGGCCGCCGGCTTCAATGACGTGGTGCTGTATAAGGTCCCGTGCAACGGCGTCGCGCAGGCTGGGTATTTCGATTCGACCCACATGCAGGCGGTAATTCATGCCTACGTGGCGGTATATTTCGCCGCCGAGCTGCCGGGCCTGCTTGGTTTCTAGCCAGGCCAGGTGCCGGCGGCGCTGACTTTTCGAGGATCGACATGGCTTTATCCGAAGCCCAAATGACCGACGTGCGCCGGTACATGGGCTACCAGTTGGCCGGCAACAGCATGCCCATCACCGATGACAACGACCTGGTGTACGGCGCCTTCGGCATGGTGACCATGTCGCTGCATCGGCGGCTGACTACGCTCACGCAGAGCGAAGAGCAGGTGCTGACGGCCAATTTTCTCGGTCGGCTGAACGAGCTGGAAGCCGATATTTACGGCGCACGCGAGAACCTCGACACCGACGAGGCAGCCGTCTGGAAGCACAACAAGCAGGAAGTGGGCGACCGCTTCGGGCTGTACAACCGGGTCCGAATGGAGCTTTGCCGATTTATTGGTTTCAGGCCGGGTTCTGGTTTAGCTGGAAGTGCCTCGGTGTCTCTTGTAAGGTCGTAAGTTTGTCGCGACGAGTTTCATTGCCGATAGGGGAGCTGGCTTCGGCAATATTCTATATCTCTGAATTTCTGATGTTCGAGAAGGAATCGAATTTCATTTTTCAGGTTCGAGCATCTGTCCATAGCAGTTCTTTTGTCGCTCTCGGTCATTAATGGATGCTCGGAAATAGAGTGATCAATTGCGGTTAAAGTTTTGTCGGGCGCGCATGTGCTGAATATTCGGATGTAGTCGCGTGAAAACTCCTGGGACTCTTGCAGCATCGTTGACAGTCGTTGACGCTCTTCACCATCGGGCAAATCCTTCATTCGGTCGGATTCGGACTCACGCCGACTGATTACGATATCGGACCACATAGCAGGCGTTGCGCCGGCTAAGCTGCGGACTTCGAATGTCACCCATGGCCAGAGAATTCTACGGATTGTAGGCCCGTCAGTTTGCAGGCCTTGAAGTGTACTCCGTATGGCTTCGGACAATTTTGCCGATTCGGTCAACGATCTTATCTGCTCATAGTCGCCGGTTCGCAGGGAAACCAAGGTGGAAAGTGTCAGCTCTGTGACGTCTCTAAGCTTATCCAACGCTATTTGCGCCTTATCGATAGTGTCATCAAGTTTTCTGATCTTGGCTTCAATACCAAAACCCTTCAGCAGTTCGAACCGATGTAGCGTCGACGCGAAAAGAAGGATTATTCCCGCACCGATACATGAGGCCGTCAATGCAGCGTTGTCACGGAATATTGATAATAGGCCAGCGATGAGGGCAATCAAGCCGGCTACGGTTAAAACTAAGTCCACCACGAAAACTTGGAGCTTGCGAATCGCCTCAGTTATGGTCATCTTTCCCCCTGTTTTTTTGGATTTCAAATATACCACTGGCGGCGGTTTCAACTTGAACCTGGATACCTGATGGACGCCCTGAAGCTGCAAGACAAGATTTACAGCGGCTACGCGAAGGCCGCCAAGCGCCTGGGCCTGGTCTACACCCAGTTCCGGCCGGCTGGCACCGGCAACCCGCTGGCCACGGCCGCCGGCACGCTGAACGCCGCTTTCAACGCCGAGGACATGACCTACAAGCGGCCGGACCGCTACGGCGACTCGGTCTGGTATGGGCTGTTCGACGGTCGGCTGACCCAGCCAGGCGATTACCTGGTCAACGGCACGACGATCTACTTCATCGCCAGCCAGCAGCTGCACCTGCCAATCCAGTGCGTGCAGTGCAACCGCCGGATCCGGCTGACGCGCATGCCGGAAAGCAGCGCCGTCGGCGCCGGCGGGTACCGCGGCAACTGCGCGGCCGAAGCAGTGGACGTGCTGGGCGCCGAGGGCTGGCCGGCGTCGGTCCTGCTGAAGGGGCGCATGGAAAATACCGGTTCGAACCTGCCAGGCGCGACCAAGAACGTCGGCTGGCAGGTCCTGCTGCCGCCGTCGATCCCGATCATCATCAACGCCAGCGACACGCTGATCGACGACCTCGGACGCCGGTACGCAGTGCAGGGCGCCGAGCAGACCGATATGGGCTGGCGTCTGACAACGGTAGAGGAACATCTGTAATGGCCGATTTCACCGACGTTGCGAACACTCTGGTCGGCCTGATTGCCGGGATCGTGTACCCGGAGGGGACGGCGGCGCCGTCGATCACTGGCGTGCCGGTCAAGGTCTATCAGGGCTGGCCGGACGTGGTCCAGATCGGCGCCGACATGAAGGGTGGCATCGTCAACATCTCGGTCTTCCCGACGCCGACCGAGCGGATCCTGCCGGCGCGCATGATGGAGTGGCAGGAACTGGCGGTCGTGCCGGCCACGGTGACGCTGGCAGTGACCGGGTCGACCGTCACGTTCGGCGGGGCGGCGGCGCCGGCCCAGAACATCGCGGTGCTGGTGGACAACAAGCCCTACGTCTATGCCGTCCAGGCGAGCGATACCCTGGCCAGCATCGCTACGGCACTGGCGACCCTGATCAGCGCCGACCGCGCGGCGTCGAGCGTCGGGCCCGTGCTGACGGTGTCGGGCGCGAAGTCGATCATCGCCCGCATCGGCACGGAAGGCACGAGCATTCGCGAGCTGATGCGGCTGGAGAAGGTGTTCCAGGTCTCGATCTGGGCGAACTGCTTCGATCAGCGCGACCCGCTGGCGGCTTTGCTGATGCCTGCGCTGGCCGCTGCCTACCGCATCGAGCTGCCGGACGGCACCCAGGGCACCGTACGGTACCGAAGCAGCGCCCAGATCGACGACCTGCAGAAGCAGGGCGTGTACCGGCACGATCTGCTCTACGCCGTCGAATTCGCCGTGACGCATGCGCTGCAGGCGGTGCAGGTTGTCACCGAGCAAACAGCCGTCTCGGTCGTGCCGCTGCCCGGCGGCGCGCCGGTTGGCCAAATCATCATCAACACATGAGGCAACTATGAACCTTGTCGTTACCCACGCCTTCGGCGACTACCAAGTCGGCAACCAGATCAGCGACGAGCAGACCGTCGCCGAGATCCTAGCCAGCGAGCAGGCGCAGTTTGTGGTCAAGGTGGCCAGCTCGGCGCCTGAGTCGCCATTCGCGCCCGCGAAGAGCAAATAAGCGCTTCACCACCCATACCTATCCCCGCCCAGTGCGGGGATTTTCGTTTCAGGCCCCGTAACAGGGGCTTTTTTCATTGGAGGCTTCAATGCCAGTTGTGCAACAAGGCCAGATCAATGCGACGGCATTGGTAGTCCCCGATTTGTACGTGCAGATCGTGCCGCCGCAAGTCGCTTTGCTGAATGGCGTCCCGACCAACGTGCTGGGCATCGTGGGCACCGCCACCTGGGGCCCGGTCAATGCGCCGTCCATCGGCGGCTCGATGGCCGATTATGCCCGCATCCACGGCCAGATCCAGAACCGCAAGTACGACATGGGCACGCAGGTTGCCGTGGCCGTGCTGCAGGGCGCCGCCAATTTCCGCTTCGTGCGCGTGACCGACGGTACCGACCTGGCCGCCACCGTAGTCGTGCAGGCATCCTGCCTTACCCTGACCGCCAAGTACACCGGCACCACCGGGAACGCCCTGCAGGCCACGCTCGGCGCCGGCAGCCAGGCCAATACCTCGCGCATCACGCTGGCACTGCCCGGCTACCAGCCGGAGGTCTTCGACAACATCCCGGGCACCGGTAACGCGCTCTGGGTCAACATGGCCGCCGCGATCAACAACGGCAATGGCGCGCTGCGCGGCAAGTCCGACCTGGTCGTGGCCACGGCCGGCGCCGGTACCGCAGCCCTGGCCGCCGCCACTGTCACGCTGGCCGGCGGCACCGACGGCGTCACCTCGATCACCAGCTCGGTGATGCTGGGCGTGGACACCGCGAACCGGTCGGGCATGTACAGCCTACGCAACACCGGCGCGTCGATCGCGCTCCTGGCCGACCTCGACGACTCCACCAGCTGGACGACGCAGGTCTCGTTCGGCCTGTCCGAGGGCATCTACATGGTCGGCGTGGGCCCGGCGGGCGAAACTATCACCAACGCCGCCAGCGTCAAGGCGACCGCCGGCATCGACAGCTATGCGTTCAAGCTGCTGCTGGGCGACTGGATCTATTGGCTGGACACAGTCAACGGCCTCACTCGTCTGGTGTCGCCCCAAGGCTTCGTCGCCGGCCTGATGTCGAACATGTCGCCAGAGCAGTCGTCGCTGAACAAGCAGCTCTACGGCATCGTCGCCACGCAGCGCACCATCCAGAACCGTGTCTATTCGGGCGCCGAGCTGCAAGTCCTAGGCCAGGCCGGCATCGATGTGGTCACCAATCCGGTTCCGGGTGGCAACTACTTCGGCGCGCGCTTCGGCCACAATACGTCGAGCAACGCGGTCACCAACGGCGACAACTACACCCGGATGACGAACTACATCGCCTATACCCTGAATGCGGGCATGGGCAAGTACGTCGGCAAGCTGCAGTCGGTGCAGAAGGATGATCCGACGCGCTCGGCAGCCAAGGCGACAGTGGATTCCTTCCTGGCTGGCATGAAGCAATCCACCAGCGGCACCGGCCTGGGCATGATCGACGACTTCTCCACCATCTGCGACCTGAGCAACAACTCGGTGGCGCGCATCAACACCGGCTACATGCAGATGGACGTGAAAGTGAAATATCTGTCGGTGGTCGAGAAGTTCCTGATCAATCTCGAAGGCGGGCAGTCGGTTCAAGTCGCCCGCGTGAGCACCGCAACGGCATAACTGCCATCAATCACACCAAGCCGCCTTCGGGCGGCTTTCTCATTTGGAGGCTTTTATGTCAGTTGGTGGACAAACCGTAGGCAAGGATATTCGCCTGGTCGTCGTGACCTCGCGCGGCACATTGGATATCCCGCCAGCGGCAATCACAGCGTTCTCTTCGTCGCCCAGCAACGGCGTCGATCAACGCAAGGGATTCGACGGCAAGACACGGACCCTGGTCACGCCAGGTCCATGGCAGGGATCGCTGGATATCGACCGCTTCAACAGTTCTGTCGAGGATTACTGGGCGCAGATCGAGGCGGATTACTACGCAGGTGTGAATACGCCCTATGGGACGATTCAGGAAACCATTCAAGAGCCCAACGGCGGCATCACCCAGTACCGCTACGAAGATGTCGCCCTTGACCTGAAAGACCTGGGCAGCAAGACAGCCGACAAGGCTGTGACGATCAAGCTGGATTTCCACGCGTCGCGCCGCACCAAAATTCAATAATGCCCGGCGGCGCTCCGGCGCCGGCGGCAGTCAATTTCTCCAAGGAAAAACATGTCGAATCAGCCAACAGTCACGATTTTGCCGTCGGAGCAAATTCTCTCAGCCGAGAACGCGGTCCACGTCATCACCGACGAGACGGGGCGTTCTATCTCCATCAAAAAGCCAGGAATTCTGGACCAATTCGACCTGATCGAGGTTCTCGGCGACGCGGCCGAGAACAACGTCTATCGCAGCATGTGCATACCGTTGCTGTACGTGAGCGCCATCGATGGCCAGCCGGTGATGAAGGTCGGCTCAAACGGCGAAATGCGCGCTCTGATCCAGCGCTTGGACGAGCACGGATTCAAAGCGGTACAGGAAGGCATCAAGCAACACTTCACGAAGAAGCCATCGCAAGGGGGCGATGAGGAAGCAATAAAAAAATAGTCGATGACTCCGATATCCGAGAGGCCTTATGGTTGGCGGGTAGCGGGGTGCCGTTCGACCTTGCCTTTTCGATGAATCCAGTCATGCGGAAAGGCTTCGCCATCATCATTTCCGAGCAAAAAACGGGACGAAAGATGAACTGGAATACTCGGAAATTTGAGGATCAGAAACCATGAATTTCGATAGCCCAGGCGCTTTCGCCCGGCACCTTCTGAAATTGGGAGCCCTGCAGCCGGAGGTGGATAAGCATATCGTCGAGAAGTCGGCCGAAGAGGTGCGCCGGACCGCCGCCGGCATGATCGGCCAGTACCAGGGAGCGATCGGGCCCTATCCTAAATGGGAAGAACTGGCCGACAGCACCGAGCAGGAGAAGAAGCGCCTCGGATATTCGCTTGAGGCGCCGTTGCTGCGGACTGGCGACTTGAAAAAGAGCATCAAGAAGACCACCGAGGGGAACAGCGCGGTGGTCGGATCAGCCGACAAGAAGATGGTCTATCACGAGCTCGGAACACTCCATATTCCACCACGTCCTGTGCTGGGACCGGCAGCCATGCACAGCAAAAACCGAGTGCACGGGATTGTGGGGCTGACTGCGATGGCGTGGCTCAGCGGCCAGGGCTGGAAGCGGCCGATCAAGAAAGTCAGCGGGTAAGCCACCGTCGATAAAGATCGTACATGCCCCACAGATAGACGATCAGCACCAGCGGAACAGAAAACAGGAACGGCACCGGGATGATGGCCAGCAGCCAAATTAGCGGTGAACCACGCTCCCGTGGCGGCTTCGGTTCGACCTGGCGATAAACAGGGTGTTTCGGATATTGAATCCAAGAAACATGGTGGGCGAGCCATTCGTGTAGGCGTGTCTTGAGCGTCGGCTTGAGGGTGTCCATGGCCCGATCCGGGAAAAATTTCAGTATAGGTTAAATATGATCGACGTCTACGCCATCGGGGTAACCCTGAAGCTGAATGACTTGGTCGCGCCGCATTTGTTCAAGCTGGCCGAGCAATTCCAAAAGATAGACCTGCTGGCGGTGTCGCTCAACAAGTCGCTCAAGACGATCGGCAGCAATACCGCAGGCATCAAGGCGTTGCACGTCGAAACGGGCCTGCTGGATACCAAGCTGGAGCGCGCCAATCAGCAAGCGATTCTGCTGGAACGAAATCTGCGTGGGATCAAGGCTGCGGGTGTCATGCCAGGTAGTTTCGGTCCAGGCGGCTTTGGCCCAGGTGGGGGCGGTGGCTCAGGTGGAACAGCGGGCATCATTCCAGGAATCATCCCGGGCGGGCGTGGTCCCGGCGGTGGGCGAGGCCCAGGTGGTGCCGGGCGCGGCGGCGGCCACGGCGGCGGTATCCATGGCGGCAACGTCCACGTGGGCCCAGGTGGGTTCGGTATCGGTACGGTTGGGATGGGCGTCGGCACCGGCGCTTTGGTGCCGCTGATGGTGGGCGGCGCCACGATCTACATCGGCAACTCTCTCTATCAAGAGGCGAAGAAGCTGGAAAAGGCGCAATACGACTTTGCCAACCTGAACCTCTCGAAGGCCGAAAATGCCGAGGTGCTGAAAAAGTCAGAGGATCTGGCCAGCCTGGTCAAGGGGACGAAGGTCACCGAAAATATGGCGCTGATTCAGGACTTGCACACCGCCACGGGCGATCTGCATCATTCGCTGGACCTGGCCGCGCCGTATGCCACCTATGCCAACGCGGCGAAGATTCAGAACGGTGGCCACGAAGTCGACCGCCTGGTGATCGATTCGATCAAGGCGCTGGAGCACCGCGGTGACCCGGTTATGCAAAACGCCGCCGAACTGGACAAAGAAATGCGCATGCAAAGCCAGGTGCATTTCTTCACGAAGGGCGTCGTGAGCCCTACCGATTATTTTGCCATGAGCCGCACCGGCAAGCTTGCGTATCAACTGGCGTCGCCTGAGTACCTCTACGGGCCCGCGGCTGCGCTGATCTCGGCAAACACCGGCCCGACGGCCGGTACCATGGAAATGACGGCCCTCTCGTCGCTGGTGGGCGGGCATATGGACAAGAAGGCGAAGGCCTTCATGATGGACCTTGGCCTGTGGCAGGAAAAGGTCGACCCGAAGGTCGCGACCTGGCGCCAGCAGTTCGAGAAAGATGCCGACTATAAGAAGATCGTGGCGGCCAACGGTGGAAACCTGATTCAATCAGGCGGGCTCTCGGCAGACAACACGAAGCTGTTCATTGCGGACCGTAACAAGTTCGTGCTGGACGTCCTGATGCCAGCGATCAAGAAGAAATATGGCCTAGACATGTCGAATGAGGAAGTAGCGAGCCTGTTATCGGCGAACTTCAACCGGAACACATCTGCTGACCTCGGCTTCTATGTCACGAACCAGTTGAAGGTGGCGAAAGATACCGCCGGTATCCAGAAGTCCAAGGACTTCCTGACAGCCAACAAGGCCTATATGGAAACGGCTACTGGAGCCGAAGAGAACTTCGAAGCTGCATGGGCGAACTTCAAGACGGAGTTCGGAAAAAGTGTACTGCCGGCAGTGACATCGATGTTGAACACCGGTGCCGAGATCTTCCGCCAGATCACCGAGTTCAACAAGTCGGCGCCCAATCATGCGCTGCCCAGCGGCTGGGACCGGTTCAAGAAAGACCTAGGCATCGGCACCGAGCCTGCAAAGCCACCGCTGACGACCGTTGAGTCTGCTGCACGGTCTGGAAATTCCGGCCAGGCCGGCCATGTGTATATGGATGGCCAGAAGGTCGGCTTCATTGCTGGGAAGTATATCGGCAAGGAAATGGGCCGCCCGCCGACGGGCCCGAACTTCTTCGACGCAACCATGAGCCCACGTCCGGTGGGCGGACGATAAATGCCAGATACCGCACTGTACCTCGGGGATTTCCAGTTCTCTGGAATGGAGGTTCCCGAGCGCATACCGCTGGGCGGGGCGCAATCAATGGTCGTCCACAGGTTCCCGGGTGGCGCGCGCGCGATCCGGACCATGGGGCGCGACGACGATCCTATCGACTGGAACGGCATCTTCACCGGTGGCACGGCGCTGGAGCGCGCCCGGTACCTGGACACGTTGCGCGTCCAGGGCCGGCCGCTGCCGCTGACGTTTTTCGATTTCTCGTACAGCGTCGTCATTCGACGCTTCAAGTTCAACATCGAGAAGGCCTACCGGATCCCGTTCACGATCGAGCTGGAGGTGGTCAAGGACTTCACCCAGCCGCAGGACTCGTTCCCGCTATCGGACTTCGGCACGCCGATCAAGAAGGACTCGGCGGCGTGCAAGGCCCTGGGCGACCTGATTGGCGACCCCACCTTGTCCGAGATGCTGGACACGATGGACAGCGCGATCAACCAGGTGTCGAGCTTCGCCAACGCGGCCCAGGCAACGATCAATTCGGTCATGACGCCGGTGTCGGCCGTACTGCAGCGGGTGAACACGCTGACGGCCAGCGTCACCAACACCATCAACAGCGTCACGACGCTGGGCGGCATCCTGCCGAACAACCCGATCGCGCAGCAGGCGGCGCGGCTGACCGGCCAGGTGACGGCGTTCACTCAATCGTCGGCGCTGTACAGCCTGCAGTCGGCGGCGGGCCGCATTCAGTCGAACCTGAACCTGATCGGCGGCGGCCCGAACGTGCGCACGGTGGCGGCCGGCAGCGGGACCTTGTACGACGTGGCAGCCGCCCAGTACGGCGACGCGCAGCAATGGACGGCCATCGCGCAGGCGAACAAGGTCGTTGACCCGCAGATTAGCGGTATCACCTTCCTGACCATCCCCAACAATCCACAGAGCAGCGGCGGCGTCCTGTCCAAATGATCAATGAAGCGGTAGTTGTCAGCGACGCCAAGGCGCCGCGGGGGATGGTATTTGCCAACGGCGAACGAATCGAGGCCGTGTTGTCTTTCACGGTCGACAACAATTCGTTCTTCCAGGCCGATACCTTCCGCCTGGAGGTGGCAATGTCGCAGCAGCCCGCCGGCCGCAGGTGGGATTGGTGGGCAGTGCAGGAGAACCTGCAGCTGGAGTTCTATCTCGGCTTCCCTGCAGATCCGGATTACTTCACGGCTGCGGAGCTGACCCGCTTTCTGGTGGGGAACGTGGATGATCTGGAGTTCGATCCGGTGCGCGACATCATGTTGTTCACCGGACGCGACCTGACATCGAAGCTGATCGACTACAAGCGCACGATTTCATTCAGTTCCGGTTCGCTGGTGGCTTCGGACATCGTCACCAAGATTGCCATCGAGCGTGGGCTGAAGCCGGTCGTCACGAAGACCCAGGCGGCGGCCGGCAGCTACTACCAGATCGTGAAGGCGCTGGTGGAGACGAATTGCACCTATTGGGACATTGTCACGCGCCTGGCGCAGATTGAGCATTTTCAGGCCTATGTGAAGGGTAACGAGCTGCACTTTGAACCGAGGACCTCGCCCGGCGCTGACCCGTATGTGCTCCAGTGGCAAGAGCCAACCGACCCGAACGGTTTCCCGATAGCCAATGCACCTGCAATGCGCTTCCGGCGCAACCTGTCGATCGCGAAGGACCTGAAGGTGCGAGTGCTGTCCTATGACTCGAAAAAGAAGGCGGTCGTGAATGAGGTGGTCGAGCGCAAGCGAGTCTACAACAAGGTCACCAGCAAGTCGGCCAGGTCGACCGAGCCAGCGCAGGAATACGTCTACAACGTCCCGAACCTCACCGCCGACCAGGCGCGCCAGCGGGCCCAGGCCATCTTGGAAGAGCTGAGCAAGCACGAGATGAACGTCCAGGCCGATCTGCCCGGCGACCTGCTGCTGACGGCCCAGAACATCGTAGCGGTGCAGGGCACCGGGACGGTATTCGACCAAACGTACTACGCCAGCACGATCTCGCGAGCGTATTCGACCGATGGCGCCTTCCGCATGTCGCTGGAGGCGAAAAACCAGACACCCAACACGGCAACCTGATGTTTCTGAGCAACCAAGTGCGCCAGGCGGCGCAATCGCTGAACGGTGACGAGCCGGCGCGCCGCGGCATCGTATCTGGATACGATCCCAACGCCTATGCGGTCAAGGTGCTGCTGCAGCCCGACAGCAACGAGACCGGATGGATTCCGCTGGAAGCGGTATGGGTCGGCAATGGCTGGGGCATGTTCGCGCCACCGTCGCTGGGAGACGACGTCGAGATCAGTTTTCGAGAGGGCAGCGCCTCCGCCGGCATGGCCGGGGGCCGG